CTTATTTAAAGCATACTATCAGAAAGATAATATGGTCAACAAGCGTACTAAAAACTCCACTTCATTACCCCACGAATGGGTTAATGTCATGGCCAAAAATTTTCCGCCTGTTATTTAAGACACATCAGTTAGAGAAAAGTGTTTTCCGCTTCTTCGCCCGAAACTCCTTCCGACTGTGTCTCCCATTCGATGGGGGGTTGATAAAACTTATCGCTTTTGATAAGCATATATCGATTTGCATCAAAATAGCTATATTCTTTTGCTGCTATTTCATTGATGCAAATGCTAATATCTTGAGTTCCTGTTCTCACGTGGTCCTCGATAGTTAGCATAAATTTAGTAAACCAGATGTTCTGTTTACTGCCTAAAACGAAAGTTTTAGGATGTGCTACAAAGCAATCTGCGATGTAACTATATCGATCTTTGGGGATCCAAACTTGGTTTGGCATTGCTGCTACTGGATCATAAGTTCGATTATATACTGTCCTCTCAACAGTGTGCTCATCCATTCGGATAATTACACTAATCGGGATTTCAGTTAAGGCTCGTCCTGTAATAGCGCTAAAGAAATCTTTTGCAGCTACCAATAGAGTCGCCATTGTAGGATCAAGAATCTCATTCTGAACTACTGGTTTTAAAAAGTTCATAAAACGAGATAAATCAAATCCTCCACCAAAAATATTTGGTGTATCACTGGGGTTATTATTCTTTTCAGATTTAGAAGAACTATCAGATCCTCCCAATAAGCCTCCGAGAACTTTACCTAGGATGTTACGGCCAGCATTCATCGCTCCTGTGATTAGAGCTCCACCCACTGGCTGTAAGGCAGATGATGCCATACTTAGAATAGTTGACAATCCGAACACTGTTACTGCCACTTCAGTGTTCATATCATTTGGTAAAAGTACATGTTGGATGTCCCCTGCTTCAGTAGCAGGCACACGCACTTTGATCATATATCTTCCGATACATGGACCAAATGTGCCTTTCATTTTTGGCTGAATATGAGCAAAACGTTGGAACTTTTGAGTGATAGTGTTCTCTAATCCGTCTCCCCAAGAATCAGAAATAGCTGAAAGGTTTAATGGGATAGCTGTCTCCTCGCCAACTCTAATGGTTCCCCTCCACACTTCGACACCAAAATCATCTTGATCAAATGTCTCATCGAGTCCACTACTTTCGTTGTTTTCTCCTGCTTCACCTTTATCACCTGCTAAAGGTGTGATGAAATCCGTGGGGTTATCATTGTCGTCAGCGATTGCTAAACGAGCCATCAAATTGCTGAATCCTTCTTGATGTTCTTCAGAATCAGCATGTAGTTCGATACAATCAAACATCTCGTCAATTGCATTAATAAAGAAACCGTATTCTCTACCTGCTTGCCTTCTCGGCTTTTTGGGAGCTTGGAAAATTGCTGATCCTGCTCTAACCATAAGCGTCACATTCATGTCAGCAATGTCACCATTGCGATTGATAGCAAGTACTCGATATCGAAGTCTGGTTCGTGCTTCATTCGTAAGCAACCAAGGGTTGTTAGCGTACCGAACTGGTCTATTAGGAGTCTCTGCGTAGTTAATTGGAATTAACTCAATCTCCTTAGTCTCACCAAAAGCCACTAGTGTTCTTGAACTAGTATTTGCAGAGTCCACAAACTCCACTAACCCAGAGATCTGGGGTGCTCTTGGAATTGCAATCTTCATGGAAATAGTTGTTACATATCCTTTATGTCGACTGCCAGAAACCCAAACGTTTCTGTTATAGGGAAGCGAGATAGCTTCCCCTTTCTTCCGATCAGCTGATGGATTATAGTCGATGGTCTTCCATACTCCTACATCAGCCTGACTGACGGTGAACGACTGAAAAGGAAACCACGTGGCGTTTTGCACACCAGTCTGGTTCTTCGCAGCCGAAGTGTCAGCTTTCGGTTTAGTGGGCGGCGGCGCCGCTCCTTCCACATTAGTAGAGAGATTTCCGGTGTTACCCGTTTCCATAGCAATTCCTTCTGCTACTTCATTCGTCGCATCTGCAGTTACTTCTGATTGATACTCAATTTCTTCTGCTTCTTCTTCGTCTCTCTCTGGCTCGACCCAGAAAACTGCTGGAGTTTCTGGAACAGGAACAAAATTTAATCCTGGGATTTCAACTTCAGTCCTATTACTAATCAAACCACTTAAGTGGATATTGTGTACACAACAAAACGCTACCATCTGAAGTGGTGTTCCTACTTCAACTACTGTATTGTCTTCTTGTGTTTCGATCACGATTGATAAACCACTTTGACCCACTCTTCCTGTGTCTAATGGGATCACTGATAGATCATTACTCCAAGGTAAATCTACTGCAATCGGTGATGCTGTCATAGGTCGAAACCTAACACCACGTGTTTCTGTCGAGGGATCAAACTCTGGAGCATAAACTCTCAACATAATACCAGTCCCTAGCGGGGCTGGAGTATAGATAATCCATGTAGCATCTGCTTGCGCAAATTTATATAATTTCATAATTTCAGCCTGATAAGCTGTTACTTTTGGATTTAGAATGATCTTACTTCCTACAGCCGGAGCCTGGAATGGTATTGCTGTGAAGGCGCTAAAAGCGTCTCCTAGATGCGTCTTTCCGAAAATATGACCAGGTAACTTGTATTTTCGCTGCTGTCGTAGCTTATATACTAACATTTTCCTGGACCATGCATCTAACATTTTCTGAACTGGTGGTCCAACTTCAGAAATAACGGCACCGTTTTCGGTGTCGAAATCTTGACTCGGGTCGCTACCGAGTTCGGATAATCCATCGCGTACGCGATTGGGCATATCTCTCACTAGAATTACTTGGGTCTTATTACTCATTGTTTTCTAAAATAAAATAAGATATTTTCGTTTTCATTAAAATATCTACCCTGCACTAAACCAATCAATAATGGCTGTGCTGGATTTCCTGAATTATTTGGGGAAATTCGCTGAACTGGAATGTTAAAATACATCAGCCTGGTTACCCCATCCACTTCCACGTCAAAAGCGCGATTCATAGGAACTCTACTTCCGAATGGTCCTGTACCTGCTTTAATTTTCATAGTGTGGGTTGTGAAAGGATTTTCAAAATTCCTCCACGCAGTAACAACATACATTTGATCAAATCTTAACCAGATGTCGCTCTGCTCATTTTCCAATGCCACAATTCTATTAAATAGCGAATTATAATTTGTTTCCAAATTGTTAAGCCTATTGTTTACATTGGTGTTCGTACTACTTTGTAGTGCGATACTAGCAGTATTAATTGCTACTTGATTAGCGATCGCCGTAACGCTCGTGTCAATAACTGAGACTTCTGCTGATAAGTTCGTGACTCTCGCAGTTGTATCAGTTAAGTTGTTGTTTAAAACAACTATATCATCTTGGATGTTAATGATATTTGTATTGATTGTAATCAAGCTGGCATTTGTATCCTGCTGATAATTTTGCACAGTTCTTCCTAAACTGTCCAACTGATCTTGTAGCCGACGATTTTGCTCGGCTAATTCGGGTACACCTTGAGCATTCAAGACGTCCCAAAGGGTTGTGTTATTTTCAAATACTTCTTCTGTGATATTACTCATACTTAAAACATTTTGTCCAATAGTCCACATGTTGATATTCCACACTAACTATTGCAGCCAGATGCTTATTTAATTCAGGAGAATTACTATACATTAATTTCTTTCGAACTTCCTCATAGTATTCTTCTCCCCATAAATAAGCTTCATATAGCTTTTCTTTAATTATGCCTTCCCATAATAACAGATCAGTTTCTGGAACTGTCGTCCATGTTAGTGGAGCTTCTAAACTCCTCTTTAGTAGCGGTGCTACTATTTGTCCTCTCAATTCTTTAAAAGATCTTTTGATAAATTGGAGGTTTTCTAGTTCGGTAAAAGGTTGTTCCATACCGTCCTTAGAACCTGGTGTGATAATATGACCTATTCGAGTTAGTTCTTCTTTCACTGTCATATAATTATACTGGTCCTTATATTCATCTGAGACGCTTTCGATCTTGTCATCTCCAAATGAAATTAGTGAAACATTATTTCTAAATGTTTCAATACTGCTCTCGCCAGTCACTTTTATCCATGCGTAAAAAGATAAAATGTCATTTGCAATGCAGTTAACGATTGTAGTAAGAAACTCACCACTTTTGTTGCCTCTCTCTGTTTTGTAAACAGTGTCATAATCAACAACATAAGTCTCAATGGATTCCTGAGCTAAGACCTGACGGCCTAAATCCCATTCATCTGGTGCTACTTTCATAATCGTTTTATTAATTATGTTAAACACAGTCTGCATAAGTTCTTTGTGCAGATGTTTATCATAGTTTGCGAAGTCACAATCAAAATAATTGTTGTGCTTCGTTATCTCGTGGTAAATTTCTCCCCAACCTTTCGAATGAGGATTTACGCCGATAGCGTGATGTGCTTCAACAAATAATTGTTGGAATTGGTCTTTAAAATTTCCAAATAAAGCACTATCCACTATAATTTTATCCACGGGAATAGAATGAAATACTCGGACTTTTCCACTTTTGACAGCACTCTTTTTAATCAAAGCGTCTTTTACTTTAGAATTACTCAACGATATTACTCGCTTTCCTTCCTTAGCTTGCTCCAACTTATAAAGTACTCTCTTCTTTAGAACATATCCTAGTTGATCATTAAATGTTACTTCTCCTGTTATTTCGTTGACATTCAAGTAATCACTTTTCTTCGCTCCTCTCGCGAGGCTTGCCCACGGAATTCCCGCTGCCTTATTCACTTTCAAACCAGTAACAAATTTATTGCTGGAGTTACCGTTGAGAGCTTGCGGTAATAATTTCTCATAATCAGATGGGATAGGTTTTAACCTACCATGCATCTTACATGATAATTC